GGGCAGCTATCCACTCGCGCGCTTTGTCAGCCGCATACCCACCATGAGCCGGGCAAACCCAGGTCGAAAAGTCACCGCCGCTGGTGCAATAAGTCACCCGGACCGAATCGGGTTTGCCTTGCTTTTTATGCCTAGCAATATTCACATTATTGACGTTATGCCATTCGTGTTTTATTGGCATAGGCAAAGCCAAATCCACCAAAAGGGCGGCCGTGCTGGCGGTGTGATCGTGGGTTATATCGCGTGGAAACAAGTGGCCACATTCGGAGCATTTTGTACATGATGCGGCCATAATGGTTTTGCAAAGTGGGCACGTCCTAGACGGTGGCGCTCCCTTGCTTCCCTTTGCCTTTTGTTCGGCTTGTGGATTAAGCGCGTTAATTGGCCCATGGCGTTGAGTGTTACCGCCAAAGTCTAGGACCAAGCAATCGTTTTTACTTTCAGCCAGGCGCATACCCCGGCCGCACATTTGGACATATAACCCCTGGCTTTGAGTGGGTCGCAAAAAGACCAGCATATCAATTGCCGGCGCGTCAAAGCCGGTTGTTAAAACGTCGCAGTTGGTGAGGCATTGAATGTGCCCGGCCTTAAATAGCTCCAGGATATAATCGCGATCGTCGGTGGGCGTGGCCCCGGTAATGGTCGCCGTGGTAATGCCATGCTCTGCAATAATTTCGGCCATCTTTTCGGCATGATTTACGCCGGTGCAAAAGATCAGCCAGGATTTACGCTGGCGGCCATAGGCTAAAATCTCAACTAGCACCATTCTAGCCAGGGCGTCATTATCGGTTAGCGCGTGCAATTGATCCGTTTTGTAGTCACCCGCCCTGGTGTTAATTTCTGAAAGATCGAATTCGTTATCCATAGCTTTTGGCACCAGGGGGGATAAATAACCGTCGTTCACCAATTGCATAACATCAACGTCATAAGCAATGTCGGTAAAAATTCGGTCGTCACCATCAATCAGTGAACCAGAGTTAAGGCGATATGGTGTTGCAGTTAATCCCACCACCCGAATTTTAGAGTTAATCACATTCATGCTTTTTAAAAAGCGCAAATACATTCCCATTCCCGATTTTGGGACCAAGTGGCATTCGTCGATAATGATTAAATCAATATGGCCAATTTCGGTGGCTCGTTTGTGGACCGATTGAATACCCGCAAAAATAATATCGTGGTCCGTATCGCGTCGATTTAAGCCGGCAGAATAAATACCCGCCGGGGCATCCGGCCAAAGCGTCATTAATTTTTCGTAATTCTGGGCGATCAATTCTTTTACATGAGTTAATAAAAGCACGCGTTGCCCTGGCCATTGCTGCATCAATCCGCGTATAAATTCGCCAGCGATTACCGATTTACCGGCCGCCGTTGGAAGCACAAGGATAGGGTGCCCGGTCGCGTTTTCTTCAAAATAAGAATAAAGCGCGTCAATCGAATCTTTTTGATAATCGCGTAATTGCATATTAAATACCAAAATGCCGGGATTGATAACCACTCTTTTCGTGGCCAAATTTCGTGGTTAAAAAATGACAAAAGAAGCCGGTTTTTTTGTAGATTTCCAAAGCCAGTTGATATTTTCCTTCTCGCAATGCTCTTTGCAACGGGACATTACTAATGCCCAAGCGCCTGGCTTTAAATACGACCGCTTGTGAGGGTTTGTTAATTATTAAACCAATGTCTTTAATCGTCTTTAAATGATAATTATCCAAAAGAAATTGTGTGTCTCGGTCACTCCAAGGGAAACGGGGAGCATTTTTTATTTTATTATTTAGCATTTATTTTTGGTCCTATTTTTCCTGTCAAAAATGGGTTGTAGTGCGCTTTGTTTAAATCATCAAAATCTAGGTCGAACTCTGGTGGGTCTTTAAAAAACAACGTGCAGCGATTAACAATTGCAGCCCTGGAGCGACCCAGTTTTTTGGCGATTACCGACGGTGGTAAAATGTCCCGATTTTTAGCCAGGTAATTATGTTCAGTTTTGGTCCACCTTTTCCTGGACCCGCTTTTTTGAATACCTAACCTGGCCGCCCGGTCTTTTATTGCGCCAGAAGATCGTTCCATTTGATTGGCCAATATTTCGTTGGTATAGCGGACATAGTTAAATCGCAAAAATTGATCTTCTTTATCGGTCCAGCGTTTCACAGCCATCATTCGTTGCCATCCACAAAGACGCCACCAAATGCAGCGCGTAAATTATCAGCGCCAGGGTCGCCCAATAATGCAGGAGCGGCTTTAATTTCGCCGCTGGTGTAATAACCAGGAGCGGTTTTCTGGCCGTTGTAAAACTCGACCCCATCGACTTTTCTATATTTGACGCTGTTACCAGGGGCGTCCATATCCACCATTTGGTGGGGGACCAGGTGATGGTTGTATAAATGCTTTTCGCACCCCAGGCGTTGTTCATCGGTTGTTATTGTTTTGTCATGGAAAAGGCAGCGCCAGCCGCCCTGGTCCATATCAATATGGGAATGAATGCACGTCCGGCAATTCACCTGGGGCAATTCGTCGCGGTGGCAAACGTCCTGGTGGTCGCAGAATTTGCATTTAAAAAAGTCGGCCCTGGTGCTTATTCCAGGCGGGGGAATATCGGTTGCTATAATGGTCCTGGCCTTTTCGACTAGGGCCAAAGCATCCTCCTGGTTATATTTAAAACGCTCTGTATACAGTTCGTCGGTGTCTTTACTGACTGCCATATACATTGCGCGTTCAAGCCCTAAACCGTGCATATAAACCTGCATTTGGGCGTAATGTTCCGGCTTTGATTCGCGGACGCCGTTCTTTTTGAGCAGCGCAAACGATTTATGATTGTGGGTTTTAAACTCTAATAAATGGGCTTTGTTAGGGGATTCTGGCAAGCCTTTTGCCACCCCGTCACAAGAGCCAGCAAAGTGGCCGCCGTGAAAAGTGCAGCCAAATTGTTTACCAGCCTGATCAGCAGCCCAAACTTGGACACCAATAGACATAAGATCACGAATAAAATAATCTTCCTCGTCGTGGCCGCGTTTAAATAGGCGCAGCACGCGCCCAGGGAAATTGGGCACGGTGGCCCATCGGAAGCCATACCACAGCGCCCGGTTGCACTCGCGGCCTATCATACTTGCGCCTAAATGGGCGCGGCTTGATTCAACATGATTTGTTTCAAACTTGCGATAAATCGCTTCGATAGTGCTGTTGTAACGTGGTGGTATGGTCGCCATTAGATTATCCCCAAGGTGGAGCAGCAACGGCCGCTGTTGGTGGTGGAGTAGGTCGGCCAACCATTGGTGCAGCCGTGGGCTGATTACTAGCAGGGGCGGTAAATGACACATCATTAGATGGCTCGTATCCGTCGCGCTGGCTAATCTTTAAACCCATGACGAATGGTTTGCCGTGCAATTCCTGGGTGTCGACCATCTGTGGTGGTAAACCTAGATTGATCATCAATACCGCCAAATCTTTGCGGCCAATGTTTTCAGCGACCGGGTTTGGGTTGACGATATTAAGGCGGTGCCAGATTTTGCGATTAACGTGCGCGCCATCTAATACCTGGCAAACTAATTCTAAATATTGGCCGGTGCCCGCTTTGGTATCTTTCACCGTCGATTCAATAATCATGGCGTTATATTTGCCTTGGGGTAAAGGCTCAAAGCCGCCGCGATCATCGGACGTGTCTATTCCACTTGCATCAAAAGAAAATTGCATTGTTAATACCTTTTTTAGTTACGGATTTTATTGGCGATATTCGCCAGGGTGGGGTATTCGTAGGGGTCCAATTTGCCGGAGCGGTCTTTGGCCTCATACTGAATGTCGCGTGAAGTTTGCAGGGACCGCTCTATTACACCATCGGCGTTTTTAGTTAAGCGGAGGCAAAAAACTTCGTCAAAAAAATAGGCCAACGATTGCGCTAGGCGTGCGCCGGGCATCGAGGGCATAAAGAGTAGGGTATTGGCGTGGTCGTCGTTTACCCGGTCCATCTTGGCGGTCATAACGACATTAGTGGGCAGATCACGAAAGGAGCGAATGAGCGCCGTCATTTGGTCGATTAGGGCACCATACGCCTGGCGTGGGTCTTTGGTTTTTGCCTTTTCAGCGTTTAGGACCACTTCCGCAATTTCGCTGATCGAATCGAGGCAAATCCATTGGTATGGGTGTTCGCCTTTTAGGTGGTTGAATATTTCATACACATCATCAATTGACGTGACAACACATATATCGACCAAGGCGTTGTCTTGGATAGAAAGCAAACCACCTTCCGCACTTATAATTAGGGTTTTTTCATCGTCCGGGGCCGTGGTGCAAAATACCGTCTTGCCAGCACCGGCGGGTCCGTAGATCAAAACCTTAATGCCGTTTTGCAATGCAGCGTCTTTGGCGCTTATTAATTGAATAGCCATTACGCAGCATCCTCGACCAGTTCGACCAGAACAGCGACTTTGGCCGGCTTGGCGATTACCGCCCGGCTAATTTCGTTGTAATATTCCGGCTCGTTTAGTTCAATTTGACGCAATGCTTTAACGTCGATGGTGGGTTTGTAGCTAAATACTTTGCTTAAAATAGCTTCGGGCATTTTCTGTTTTAAAAGGTCCAGGGCGTCAAAATCAATTCGCCTGGTTACTTTGCCAACCGTTTTGATTTTAAAATATTTGCCGGATTCGCTGGTCGTTCCTTCGTCTTTAACGCCAGCCAAATGGATGATGTGAAGTTCAGCGTTCAATACTTCTTGTTTCACTAGCTCCATTCGGTTTTTTGCTTCTTGCAGCGTGAAAGCCGCTTGGTCAATTTCCGTGGGTGTGTGCATATTTTTTCCTTTAAATTAATTCGACTAACATTTGACTAACAATAAGGACCGCTAAAAAAAACAAAGTCTGGGTCATGCTGATATACCCACCCAAAACCAAATAGAGCAAATTGCCCAAATGAGGCATCCAAGGGTGTTTATGGCCAACGTATAATTTGAAATTTTCATACTCTTACCTTTAATGTTAGGTTTCAATAGCATTACTGATTAAACCAGTGTTAGGTTTTAATAGCATTAGGGGCTAAAAAAACTGGCCTAACAGAATTTCATGCAAAATTTAGCAATCTATCCCTGGCCAGTTTGTTTTTTCGCCTCAGTTATTATTCTTAAAATCGTTTGTTCGTCAAAATTACTTAATAAATCCAGTGATAACAGCGTTTTAGCGTCTGTTAAATCTAACCTGGTCGTTGGTACTTCCAGCAATTCAATTGGCTGGCCCGATATAATCATCTTTGGGTCTCCCAATTAATGTAAGTTAAACTTACAGCAATAAATATACACAAACAAAAAAAGACAAGCAATAGCATTTGTTGAATTAGTGGTAATTAATGTTGCTAAAAGGGCAAAATCAGAATTATTCCTAGATGGATTTAAAACAATTAGGCATAAAAAAACCCCAGTTAAGAGGCTTTTTCTAATTGCTGTTAAATTAATATGAGTCGATTATATTTCTAACAGCTTTGATTTGGTCGGGCGTTAATTCGCCCAGTTTGTGGCTTATAGCTTCAATGTCTTTTATAGTTTTTCCAAAGTTTTCGGGGATTGAGCGGTCGTTATCATCCATCAACCAGTGTAATGGGGCACCGGTGATTATGGCTAATTTTCTAAGGCGGGTTCTAGTGGGTTCGTTTCTCACTTCCGGGTCGTTTGATTCCCAAAGCGATACAGCCGGGCGCGATACGTCCAGCAAGTCGGCTAATTGTTGTTGTGTCATTTTGGCGTGGTGCCTGGCAGCTTTTATTTTGTGATGTAATACGTCGGAGTTATTAGGCATTATTCGTTGCTCCATTCAAAGTTGGTGGACCTTGTGGACCCTGAGCGTTTTTATTGTTGCCAAAGTTTGTTTGCATATACTCAAAAATTGGTTCGAGGTAATTGTACTCAGGGCAAGTGTTTGCCATGTGATCGGTGAATATAATGTGCCAGCTATAACCTTCCCGCATCCAGGCAAGTTTCTTTGCACGGTTATTGGGCAAATCCGCGACCAGTAAATTCTTATTAGTGTTTAGCATAAAGCCTCCTGGGCATAATTGCCCTTTGTTGGTGCGATTGTATAACACCAAATGTATATCTGTAAAGTTATGCTTACCAATTAATTTAGAGTAAATGCAAAGCGCGCTATTATACATTTGTTTAAATGGTAATTAAAACTTACAATCAATCGAAATCAACAAACAACGGAATGAGAGTTTTAAATATCATGTCAAGAAAAAAGAAGATATTGACCGGCAAGGATAAAATGGCAGATTTCACCAAATCAGCAATTGCTTTTGCTGGTGGTCCCGCAGCCTTGGCACGGCATATTCGCGCCGAGGGTCACACAATCACCACCCAAGCAATTAGCCAATGGTTATTGGTGCCCGGTGAGCGAGTTTTATTGGTAGAAAAAGCAGCCAACGAAAAAGTTAATCGTTATCAAATGCGACCCGACGTGTTTGGTGATGGCCAATGATGCGTTATACGCTGTTTACTAGCGTAAAGAATAGCATCGGCAAAAGCGCATCCCGTCCCTGGCCAGAGTTTGTAAAAGATCATCTAAGCGATCACCAAATCATAAACAATAAAGACGCCGGGCTAATGTACAGCGGCGCAGTTTACGAAATGGACCCGCCAAAGCGCGGTGATGCCAATGTTGATTCAATGTCCATGATGGTCGTGGATTATGACAATAGCCAGGGCATTGGCCTTGATTCTAAATGTTCGGGGTTGCCCACATTACCCCAAGACGTTGAGCCAGAATTAGCCGGCAATGCGTACGCTTTTCACTCGACCCACAGCCATGGCAAAGATTGGCCAAGGTGGCGCCTGGTGATTCCTTTTGATCGTTTAGTAAGTCGGACCGAATGGCCTATTGTTTTCAATTATGTGTTTGAGCGCATTTTAGGGTCAGATTTAAACATCGACACCACTTGCAAAGATTTAAGCCGGGCGTATTGGCAACCGGCTTGCACAAAGGACACCATCGACGTGGCGTTTACTGGATACCAAGAAGGCGAATTATTAAACATTGACGAAATTATGGACCAAATGCAAACCACAATTTCGCCCGAATTTATGGCAGCCATGGCCGATAACGTGGTTAACCTGGTGACGAAACAAGCGCCAAAACCATTGGATGAATCACGCGTGCCAGAAGGTCGAAACGATTATCTAAAGCAGATCGTGGCGGCCATGCTAGAAAGGGCCGAGCCACTAGAGGAAATCATTTGCCAAGTTTATCAGGCCGACGTTGATAAGCACGGTGCAAACGCTTTGTTTACCGACGCAGCCGAGGGGTTTAAGGGGTCGCCAGGTATTAATTGCATGGGGTTTGTTACCAATGTCATTAGGTCAATTGACAGTATGCGAACAAGGGCAGCAATAGAACCACAGTTGCCCACCATGCGCCCGGTCAATGTGGTCCTGGATAACAAAGATTTATTGAACATTGAGCCACCGGCCAAATTTGAGATCGTTCAAGCGTCCAGCCTGTATGGCCATGAGCCAAAGCCAATGGAATGGATCATGGAGGATTGGATGCCTAGGGGTCAAACGACGTTAATTTATGGTGATGGCG